GCTGCTCGCGCAGTCCGGGATAAGGATTGGGAACCAATTTTCACTGAAATCTTTTTGGAAATGTTTGACAGATTCACGCTTGTTGACCCGATGCTCATGACGGTAGGTTTAAAAGCCATCCTCATGGTCATCTCGCCAACATCGCGAATGCACTCAATATTGACTTCTACTATTCTGGCTAAGTCTTCTCTTGTCGTTGAGAAGCTTATCCCAGACTCGTGGAAGGAAATATTTGGTTCTATGTTCCAGGGTTCCGAGGATGATACCATCTCCTTTGGCAAAGCAATTCTTCTTCTCTTTGCCTTTGGAGGTGTTGTCCTCTCCGGACTTCAGACCCCCACAACTTTCTTTCGAGAATTCGGAAAGAACTTTTCCTTTCTGAACCTAGCAAGATCTTCTGCTTCACTTTCTGTGCTGGTTGACTCTATCAACCAACTCAAGAAGTGGATCCAAGAAAAGTTCTTCGGGCGTTCAGTTTGGGAAGGTTATGATTGGTTACTCAAGAATCGCGAATTGATCGGTGGCTTTCAAGCCGATTACTTCGAGTATCTTGATTTTTCACTCAATAAAATTCTCAACTCCTCTCTCCTTCGCTCCCGTGCCATTACATTGGGCGAGACGGCGAAAATGATCGCATCGAACTTGGTTAAGATTAGGACTGGTTCGAATGAAATTAATGCTTTAATGAAACAAGCAGAATTCTTCATTCAACTAGCTAAACAATCTCGTCAGGTTCCATTCGGTCTTGTTCGCGCTCGCCCAGTTGTTGTCACCCTTCAAGGAGCTTCTCAATGTGGAAAGACTTTTTTAGCGACCACCGCATTACCTCATTACCTGAATGAGTTATTGCGGTGGCCTCTAGAACCAGTCTTTCTGGTTTCTTCCGCCACAGAAGATTTTATGTCTGGATACAGTCAACAGATGATCACCATGATTGATGATCTGCTGCAGATGAAGGAAGGGAAAGACTTGATAGGCTTTGTCAACATGATTGGAAATGCACCATATCGAGTTAACATGGCAGCCATCGAAGAAAAGGGAACCCAGTTCCTCTCTGAGGTTGTTATTGCAACAATGAATGCAGCACATCCAAAAGTTGACAAGTTTGTCAATCACCCTCCTGCCATCTACAACAGATTGTACGACTATTACTTTCATGTTGTCGCCAAGGAACCCTATAATATAGGGGGCCGACTTGACAAGAAGAAAGTAATCGCCGAAGGATTACGCAATCCTGATGATTATCTTGACTTTTACCGCCAAACGTATGTGAACGAAACTCGCATTCCACCAGTGCGTGACCAGTTAGCAGGTGAGAAGGTATCCTTCTTCCAGATTGTTTCGCTCGTAGCTCAAGCAGTCTTGGCGGAAGAAAACACCGCAAAGGAATTGAATGATGAAGCAGAGTCCAAGACTACTGCTTTCCCTGATTTTCCTAGTGACCTTCTCCCTGACGACTGGGACACTCATTTCCAGTCTCGTTCATCTAGTCAGAACCGAGCTCTCAGGATAAACAGGATCGTAAAGAACCTGTCTAGGCTGAGACCTGGGGTTCCGACCGTGGAACCAGCCAAGATCTATAAGGATATTCAATGGTTAATCTCAGAAGATTACTCGGACAATATCCTTATGGGTCTTGATTGGAACCATGTGTTTGGAGAGACTTGTTATGGTAAAACTCTTTACCTTCATGAGTCTCAAGACGCCGCCTTCATGGCAGCGGAAACCCTCGGTCCAACGAAATTTTGGCATATGCATTGGACGTGCCAACAACACATCCAAAAATATGTCAAAATTTCGATGGGCGGAGTTTCTTCCGGAAACCCTGTCTATGATTTCATCTGGAAATCATGGAGAAGAGCTTCCCAAGCCTACGCCAGTTGGTATGCAACATATCCCATCTTGATGAACTTTTTCAAGTGGTATGCCCTTGGTATAGCCCTTCAACTAGCTATTCAAGGAGTTGTATCTTTCTCCAATTGGTGGAACCTCGACCCCAGACTTGAATCTGAGGACGAGACTCCAACTGAGTCCCAGAAGCGGGACGACCAGGATATACTAGTTAGCGAGTTTTTCTCCTCTGAATCACAAGCTAGTTGGTATAACTCTGGTTCTCCCACTTCTGGGACTAAAGGCAAGGTGCGAGTTGCTCGCCCAACCGGAGTCAAGAAAGGTGTCGGAAAGAAGACAGCACAATCTGACATTCCCCCCATGTTCCCTTTAGTAAAGAGGAACACGGTGAGACTGTCAGCTTGTGGGTATTCTATCCGAGCACTTGGTTGGAAAAAGGATATCCTTATTGTCAACCGCCATTTCATGGCCATGATTCCGGAAGGCGCGACTATCGCAATGGAACGGTGGACTCCAAACACCGCTACCTCTCGCCTTGAGTCTTTCCCGATCAAGTTCCATGTGGCTGATACAGTCGACTTCATTTATGAAGATGACCAGCCCATGGACCTTGTGCTCTGGAAGACCGGTTGGAAAACTGGAACTTTCAAAGACATCTCGAACCACTTTCTCCACGAGGAGGATCTTGATCGAGTCACTGGACAGGATGGTTATCGCATCAGCGATGTCATAACCAACTTCTCCAATTTTGCCTACACTGAATCAGAACTTCCATTCAATGCAGCAACAATGACCTCGACCAAGATCCCCCTCGCAATTGTCGCTCGAGGTGGTGGAGAAAAAGGGATCTGTGGATCTCCATGGGTCGTCACTAACCCGACGTTCTTTGGAAATCTAGGCAAGATTTGCGGAATCCATGCCTTTGGTGGTAAGGGAATAGCAGGAGCTGTTCCTATTACCATCGAAGCATTGGAGTCCGTTGAAACTGGCTTCACAGAACCTTCTTTTCAACCATCCCAAGTAGACTTCGAGATGTCCGCCGATGCTGACTCTGAGACCACCTTGCTCTACCATGACTTTCATGGACGAGTTTCAGCTTCTGATGCATTCATTCAACCAAGAAGAACCGAATTGCAACCTTCTCCTATCTTCGGAGAAGTTTGTGAGGTCACTCACGAA